TAGGAGAGTGGCATAACTTTTCTGCTTGGAAGTATAAAGGAAAAAAACTTCCTTCCTTAGAATATCAGATACCGCATTGTGAGCAAGACATCGCAGATGTCAATGCAGGTTTAGATATTATAGACGCAGAATTAGATAAGCATAACGTAAAAGAAAGACATATGCTTCAAGGGAATCACGAGATATGGATGGACAACTTTGTAGAGAAGTATCCTTATATGAGTGAATATACATTTCCAATAGCGTGTAAGTTAAAAGAAAGAGGATACAAATATTATGAATATAATGTTCCTTTAAAACTTGGAAAAATTAATTTTATTCACGGTAGTTACGCTACTACTTACCACGCCAAGAAACATCTCGAGACATATGGAGCTAACATTATGTACGGACATACCCACGATATACAACGACACACCTTAACAAAATTAGATGCAGGAACTATTGGAGCTTGGGGTATTGGATGTCTTAAGGATATGTCTCGAGAAAAAAATAAATGGTTACGTGGTCGATTACATAATTGGAATCACGCATTCAGTATCATTACCTTTTTTCCAGGTGGAAACTTCCAAGTAGAAGTCATTGAGATAGTCAAAGGCAAATGCGTGGTATGGGGTAATGTTGTTGAAGGCTAATGCATAGAAGAGTTATCAAAGGCGTTCCTCGTTATGTATTTGATAATGAGGCGGAGTTTAGAGAATCCTTCCCTGATGCTGATTTGATACAGGATTGGAGAGAAGGTCAGCCAAACGATTGGGTAATTACAGACGATGGCAAGGTCACACAGATTCTTCGTAAGAAGAAAATGAAAAATACTACCTTGAAAGCAATAGATGATTACTACATTACATTGCTTGGTCCTTGCTTTCGTTCTGGTAAGATGGAAGGCAACCCTAAAAAAGATTACAACTCGTTTAAGAAAAGGACTAACATAGAAGAAAAGCCTTTATCTTGGAGAGAGATTCGTTTTGTGAAAATGATAGCACACGGCGAAGTACCCGTTCAAGCATACTTAGAATGTTTTGAAACAAATAATAAAGATACAGCATCGGTGAAATCATCAGTGTTGTTAAAACAAACTAGGATAAAAGAAGAAGTGGAAAAAGAAATAGAAGAATTACTGACCGATATTGGTGTTGATAAGAAATGGACTTTGGAAAAAGCCAGAGACATTGTTGATAATCCAGATACATCCGATGCTGTAAAGCTAAGAGCTTTGGAAAACTTTATGAAGATACAAAGTATGTATCCAAAAGAAAAGAAATCAGAACAGCTTTTACTTGGTCAAGCCTTTACTGGATTTAGTAAAGATGAAATATTACAACTAAGCGGAGTAAAGAAGATTGAAAGTGGAGAACAAGAAGATTAATATAATTCCATCTGCCTCAGAATTATCTGAGAGAGATGAGATATTAGCCAAAGCTTATAAAGACCTAATCTTTTTTGGGCGTGTATTCTTGCCTCAAGACTTCTTACACAAATCTGAAAGCCCTCAGTTCCACCACGACTTAGCCAAGAAACTAATTCAACATAAACCAGGAGCACGTATTTGCAATGTGATACCTCGTGGTATGGGTAAAAGTATTTTATCTAAAGCTGCTATTATGCATAAGTTTCTTTTTGCCCAGGAAGATAAACAAAACTTTGTAGCTTGGGTATCAGAGGAGCAGGGTCAGTCTGTAGACCACGTGAAGTATATAAGACATCACTTTGAAGAAAATGAAATCATTAGATATTACTTTGGTAATATGGATGGCGGTTCTGTAGGTAAGCGATGGACTGAAAAAGATATTGTTACACCTAAAGGAGATAGAATCATAGCCAAAGGTTCTGCACAGAGACTTCGTGGTAGAGCAGAAGTAGGCGTAAGATATACGGGTATAATCCTTGATGACTTTGAATCAGAGTTAAATACCAAGACACCAGATAGAAGAGCAGAGTTAAAAAAGTGGATTGTATCTACTGTATTTCCATCACTTGAAGAAACGCCAGGCAATGAAGGTTGGATATGGCTTACTGGTACGATTGTACACTATGACGCATTCTTGCAAAACATTGTTGATGGATGGAATGAAGCAAAGAATAACAATAGAGACTATCCTTGGGACTTAACCTTTCATAGAGCTGTTGAAGATGGAAAGCCATTATGGAAAGACCAGTTTCCTTTATCTAAGTTAGAAAACAAACGAAAAGAATTTATTGAAGCAGGTCTGGTAAACAAGTTTGCTCAAGAGTATATGAATGATGCTAGAGACTCAGCGTCTGCTGCATTCAAAGTAGATAGGTTGCAGTATTACAATCATAAGTTTGAAGTACGAAATAAGTTTTGCTATTTAGTAGATAATGATGAGGCTATACCAATCAATGTATATATGGGAGTAGACCTTGCTGCTACCGCAACGAAGACATCAGACTATCAGGTCATTATGGTTATGGGTATTGATGCAAACAAGAATAGATACATCATTGATTACTTTAGAGAAAAGATACCAGCCTTTGATATGGCAGAAGAGATTGTAAAGATGGCAAAGAAGTATTCACCTGTTAGAAGAGTTAGCATAGAAACGGTTGCTGCTCAAGAAATGGTGCGAGATATGACTAGTAGAATATCCATTGCTGATAAACGATTGATGCCTGGTATATTCAAAGGGGTTAAGCCTCCATATGGTATTAAGAAAGAAGATAGATTGGAAACAACGCTTGGTCCTATCGTTAATTCAAAGAAGTTGTTTATTAAAAAACATATGACTGAAATAGTAGATGAGTTTTTTGAACACCCAAAACCAAAGAACGATGACCTTATGGATGCATTATACTATGCAGATTATTTTGCAAAAGCTCCAAGTAGCACTGCAATAGATGCTAAAAAGTTTAAAGATAGAATAGAAAAACAAGTAAACATAAAGAAAAATAAGGTGTATAACTGGATAACAGGTAGTATTGACTGATAGTTCTTGCCGAAACTTCATTAAAATCTGTAAATTCTAGCACGACAAATTACATCTTTTTCTAGGAAAATATATGGAATATGACAAAAGAGCATTAACAAACCAAGAACTATTTGACAGATACAAGAACGATAGAACAGCTTGGGAGACAGATGCAAGACAAGATTTAGACTTTTATCTTGGTAATCACTTTACACAATCAGAGTCTCAAGAATTAGCATCACGTAATCAGGCTGATGTACCTATGGATAGAATATCTCCAGCGGTAGAGAGACTAAAAAGTATGCTTACATCAAGACCTCCTGTGTTTACAGTGGTACCAAGAGAAGATTCAGACACATCAATCGCCTATGTATGGAGAGAGATAATGGGATTTGCCTGGCAGAACTCTGAAGGAGACGCACAGGTAAAACAAGCGATACACGATTATTGTGTAGTAGGGCTTGGATTTTTATATGCTTACGTAGACTATGATTCTGATTTTGGTAAAGGCGATGTCAAGTTTTCTTATCTTGACCCATTCAGAGTTTATGTCCCAGCCTCCTCCAGAGATAGATTTTTCCAGGATGCAGATAATATAATACTATCAACTGTATTAACAGAGACACAAGTATTGAATTTATATCCAGAACTAGGAGCTAGTGTAGACCCAGAGACTGGGGAAGAAATAGACCCACTTATTGAAAAGATTTCTACGTATGCTCACGACCAAGATTACCCAGATAATATAAATAAAAATTCTTTAAATATTTATACACCAGACACGGTTAAAGGGTATACAGAACAAAACTATAAACGATTTCAAATCTTAGAAAGATTTACCAAAGTAAAAGTTCCTTACTATCGTTTGATGGAAAACGAAACAGGAAAAGAATTTATTGTAGATGAAGCAGACTTTAGAATATTCTTAGAACAAAATAAAGAATTGGTAGAAAATGGTAAGGTAGATATTATACAAGTATATCAGAATAGAATAAAAGTAGTTGCAAGTATAGGTGAGGTAGTGTTGTATGAAACAATATTGAACACAGATGTTTACCCTATTGTGCCTATTGCAAACGTTTGGACCCAAACCCCTTATCCTCGTTCTGATGTCTCCAGAGCAAGACCAATGCAACGTTTGTTAAATAAGCTATGGTCATTAGCACTATCTCACGCCCAAGCTTCTGCTGGTTTAAAACTTATGGTTCCTCTTGGAAGTGTAGAAGATGTTTCACAATTAGAAAAAGATTGGGCAAATCCAAATGCAGTTATTGAAGTAGACTCATCTCAAGGAGAGCCTCACTACCCTGCACCTCAGCCTTTAACTGGAGAGTTTTATAGATTAATACAACAGTGTGAGTTCTATATAAACTTTATTTTTGGTATTCCAGAGATTATGCAAGGGGTTGGACAGCAGCCAGATACTGCAAGAGGAACAGAAAGAATTATATCTTTAGGTAGTGAAAGACCTAAGTCAAAATTAAGAGATGTAGAATTTAGTATTAAAAGACTTGGCAAGATAATGTATAACTATGCTAAGTCTCATTATGACGTTGCAAAACTTATGCGTCTAGTTCAACCAAATAATGATATAAGTGAAATGATGGCACAGATATATAGCGATAAAACAAAAGTAGTATTTGATTTAAAGAAAGATAAACATAATCTTGAACAGCACGATGTTGGTATTGAATCAGGTTCTACTTTGCCTACAAGCAAGTATGCTGAGTTAGCTGTATATATGGAAGCATTCCAAATGGGATTAGTAGACCAAGTAGAAGTATTAAAGAAAAACCCAGACATCTTTGATAAAGAAGGTATTTTATCTCGTATGAATCAAAGAGCTGCTATGGAGCAACAAATGGCAAGTATGTCAGATACAATAAAGAATTTACAGGGAGACCTGCAAACGGCTACAAGAGAATCTATATCCGATAGAAAACGAACTGAAGTTGAGAAATTTAAGACTCGTTTACGTGATATAGAATCTAACGCCACTGCCGATAGGCGTATTAGTAAAAATAAACTAAACGATAAGGTGTTGCTAGAACTCGAGAAATTACGTGGAGAACTGAAAGTCGTAGAGGCTGAAGTCAAGCGTGGTTCTGCTCAACAAGAGAACTAGACATCGAAGGAGATTACAATGAATAATGAAACATCAACAACCGATGCTCAAGCTGTGGAATCTATGGATACGGTTCAAGCTGAGTCTCAACAAGAAGGTACTTTAGAAGGACAAGAAGCAATGGATTGGCAAAAAGAAGCTAAGAAATTTCAGTCTATGTATGACAAGGCTGTTACTGACAAGAAACACTTAGACCAATATAAACCATTAGTGAACCTACTAGAGCAGAGACCTGACCTTGTAGAAACTTTAAGAGATAGTATTGTCGGTAATAATGGTGAGGATAAAAAAACTGAGACAGCACAGTTAAAAGACGACGACTTCAATCCGTGGGATGCGTACAATAAACCTGGCTCTCCATCATACGACTTTCGTGTGAAAGAAGAAGAGGCTAGAATAAATAATGCTGTAAACAATGCTATGAGAGGACAAGAGCAAAAGCAATTCATTACAAAAACAGTTGATAAACTAGAGAGAGATTTTGGTATGAGTAAAAACGAAGTGCAAGAATTTATGCAGTTCGCCCAACAACCAAAAGACAACGTTCCTCTTGATAACTTAGTTAGGCTATTTAAAATGAATAAAGGTGAATATAAAGAACCTGTTATTCAAAAGCCTGACACAAGCAATCAAGCAAGAACAGCTGGTGTATTACAAGGTGGAAGTGTTCCTACAAAAAATGAACAAGATTCTATGTGGGATACAATAATGAGTGCGGCAACCTCTGGTAGTATTGGTAGAGGAATTAAAAGACAAAAATAAATAGGAGAATACAATGGCAATAAGCGGACAAATAAAATCAACAAACTTGACTGCTGCTACTACATCTGCTGATTATGGAGTTGCTCCAGATAGAAGAAGATTATATAACTTTTCTGATAGGATTGCTGAACTAGCACCTGAAGAAAGTCCTTTCTTCGTCTACTTGAGTAAAACTGCAAAACTTCCTACGGATGATTCTTTGTTTCGTTATTTAGAAGATAGAACAAAGATTAATTATACAAGTAGAGAGTTCCTTTTAAAAGGTAATCACGATGGTAGTGCAACACAGTCTTCTGGAGATACAGTATCTTTTACTGTAGATACAGTAGATGGAGCTGCAGTAGACTTCCTTGTTAAAGGAATGGTCTTCGCAGTTAGAACACTTGGCGGTTCAGAAGGGGATGCAACTTACGCTAACATCGTAGTTAGAGTAGAAGATGCACCTGTTCAGAATGCAGCAGATACAACATTCACTGGTAAAGTGATTTCTGTATCATCAACAGCAACTAATGCTAATAAGCTTTTAGATAACAAAAGAGCTCAAATCATTGGTACTGCATACGCAGAAGGTTCTGGAGCACCAGACGTTTTCTCAGACAGTATGGAAGATAATTATGGGTACACCCAGATTTTCAAAACAGCTGCTGAGATTTCAAACACAGCATACGCAACACAACTTCGTGGAGTGTCTAACGAGTTTGAAAGAGTGTTATCTCAAAAAATGAGAGAACACAAAATAGATATGGAAAGAGCATTTCTTTTCAATCAAAAAGCAAAAGTAGGCGGAGTACAATACTCAGAAGGTCTAGTAGGTCATATCATTAAAAACAGTACAGTAGTAGGCGGTACATCTAACTTATCTTATGAGTCAGGTAAAGCATACTTTAGAACTGCACAAGCTTCAGAGCTTACTTATGATAGACTATTATCAGACTTTGAAGTTCTGTTTGACCCAGCTAGAGGCGGAAGTAACGAAAGATTAGCATTAGCTTCTCTACCTGTTATCTCTTTCTTTAACAAAATGGGCAACGGTTCATTTTCTGATATATCAACTGCAAGTACACAATACCAAATAAATATGGATGAACTATCAGGACAGTACGGTCACCAGTTAATGGAGATTAATACAGTTCACGGTTCAGTATATTTAGTGAAAGAACCTCTATTTAGAGGGCATTCATCAGGTATGATGTGTATGGCTGATATGAGTAAACTATACTACAGACCATTAGTAGGTAATGGAATCAATCGTGATACTCAGGTTATGACAAATGTACAAAGTGCAGATGAAGACCTACGTAAAGATATGATTATTACTGAAGCTGGACTAGAAGTATGTCTACCAGAATCACATTACTTAATTAATTTAGAAGGAGTGTAAAATGGCTAGAGCATCATATTTAGAACAGAACAGTGGTGTAAGTGACTTTAAACTAAAATACGAAGAGATTGCAGCAGCTAGAACTTTAACTGCAGCTGATTCAGGAAAAGTATTCGGAGTTAATCAGGCATCTGCCTATGAGATTACTTTACCTTTAGCGGCTTCAGCTGGTGCTGGTTGGAATGCTAAATTCGTTTTATCAACAGTTGCTGCTAACGCAGTTACTATTGCTAACAATACTGCCGAAGATACAATCGTTGGTATGACAGCAGGTGGAGATGGCGGAGCTGGTAGTTCTGCAGAATCTGCAGTTGATGAAATCGTATTCATTAGTGGTGCACAATTAGGTGACCAAGTAGAAATCTTTTGTAATGGTATTAATTACTTTGCAAAAGCTGTAGCACACGACGTAGCACATATCACTATATCATAAACTAATCCGTGAGGATTAACAGTCTTGGATACTGTGGGGTTGTTCGTAAAAAGGTTCAACCCCGAAATCCTAAAAATTTAATTTATTAATTGGAGAAACAATGGCAGCATACAACGCAAATGTAAAAGTTCTTATAAACGACTTAAGTGTACAAGCAGACGATGAATCTGGTTCATTAGCAAATGATATTAAAGTATTTGTTAATACTTTAGATAGTACAAGTAACGAGATTATTTCTACTCAAGCAGTAAAGCTTGACGCAACTAGAGTAGCTTACATAATACTATATAAATAATAAATGAAGTGTCAGCACTGTAGTAAACCAAATCCAGAGGGAATGTTTAATTGTCCATCTTGTGGCAAAAGAGCAAATCCTCCCAAGTGGAGCACTCAATTTGTTTTAAGAGATTCTCCAATGGCAACAGCAATTAGGAAAGACCAAATAGATTTTGGTACAATGAGTATGGATAAACACGTTGAGAGAACTAATAAAAAGAATGCTAAAGATAGAGCAAAGAAAATGGACCAAATGATATTTGGAAATGATTAAAACTAAAACTATAAAGTCTAATAGAAGGAAGTATAATATGTACGGAATGAAGAAAAAGAAAAAAGTTGTAAAGCCTAAAATGAAAAAGAAGGTTATGAAAAAAGGTATGAGAAAAAAAGGGTATAAGAAGTAATGGCTGTTAAAAGAAAGAAAGGTAGTCCAACACCAAAGAATAAGGCGTTGTATTCAAGAGTAAAGTCTGCAGCAAAACGTAAGTTTGATGTTTATCCATCGGCGTATGCTAATGCTTGGCTTGTTAGAGAATATAAAAAACGTGGTGGTAAATATTAATGGCATACAAGGGTGGACTTAGAAAGTGGTTCAGTGAAAACTGGGTAGATATTGGTGCTCCTAAAAAAGGTGGCAAGTTCCAAGAGTGTGGAAGGTCATCTGCTAAAGGTAGTAAAAGAAAATATCCTAAATGTGTCCCTGCTTCAAAAGCAGCTGGTATGTCAGCATCGCAAAGAAAAAGTGCTGTTAGTAGAAAGAGAGCAAAGGCACAAGGCGTAGGTGGTAAGCCAACAAATGTTAAAACGTTTGCTAGAAAACAAAATGGAAAAAAAAGAAAATGATTCGTAGAGGAACATTATTAGATACGATAAGAGAGAGATTCTTCAGCCCTGAAAATAGGTTGTTAAATGGAGCTATGAATACTAGTGAGTACGAAGAAGCAAAGCAACTACAGGTTGACTTTGATTTTATTAGTAAGCTAGAAGGTGGAAGACAAACCGAAGCTTATGTTCCTAATCCAGAAGGTTCTCAGTCTGGTATTACTTTTGGAACTGGTGTAGACTTGGGTGGAAAAACTTCAGACTATTTTAAAGGATTTGATAATCCAAATATTGTTGAAAAAATGGAACCATACTTTGGTATGACAGGACAAGAAGCTTTTAACTTTGAAGAGTTAAACCCTTTATCATTTAGTCAGGAAGAAGCAATGCTTGTAGATAATTTTGTAAAAGGAAAAGAATTAAATTCTATTTCCAGAAATTTTGAAAGAACGTTTGGAACTGATATGGCTGAATTGTCACCAGAAGTACAAACGGTGATAGCATCTATTGGTTATCAATACGGAGCTAACTTTATGGACAATCCTAACACTGAGGAGTTTGACCCAAAGACTCCTAAGTTCGTAAGCTTATTAGAGATGGTTGTAAAAGACCCAGATAATATTGAGAATTATACAAATCTGGAAGATGAGCTAAGAAACTTTGGAGATGACTATGGTACTAGGCGTGGTAAAGAAGCAGACTTATTAAATCAATTTATTAGAAGCTTAAAAGAAAAAAACTTTGATGAGTTAAAAGATGCATCATCAATTATACAAGATAACTCTGATATGGAAAACTTAATACAATTTGCAGAACCAAAAGAAGAAGAAGAACCATTTACAAATGAGTCTATTACTTTCTGATGAGAGGACTAGGACCACAAGTAAAAAGACATACTAACGGTAAGAAGAAGACTAGACAAGGGCAAAGTCATAGAACTAAATTTGGAAATAAGATGAGTAAGAAATATTACAAAAAAAGAAGTAGAGGACAAGGATAATGGCAACATTTGAAGAACAGATAAATGACTTAACAGGTTTTGGCACAAACACTGATAGAGACGCTATTAATGATTGGTTACAAGCTGGTGTAAGAAAAGTAATGGATGTTTTACCTATGTCAAAACTAGATAGAATGTCTGAAATACAAGCATTTACAGGTAACGTAGCTGTAGAGGATAGTAAAATATTACACGTATTAAGAAAAGATGAAAACAACAGTAATGTATTAATGCCCTGCAGAGAGATACACGCTAGTCAATCAGGTAGAGCAGCAGACTCAAGTTATATGGAATTTGCTACAAGCTCTGACCCAGTATATTATGTTGAAAATAAAAGAATTTATTCACTACCAGCTAGTGCTGCTAGTGAAGATAGTAAGCTTGTAAAAATAGATGAAGATAGAAGTACATTAACTTATGATGATTCTACTATAGAAAACTTTCCAAGAGAAGCAGAATCTGCGGTAGTGTTTTATGCAGCAAGAAATGCATTAATGAGACTAATGAATGATATACATTCTAATTCAAATATTACAACAGCATTCACTGCACTGAAAGCAGAATTAGACGAAACACAGGCGGTATGTGATTTAATTAATACACAAATAGATGCTGCGGTTGTTGAGATAGGAGAAATGGTAGCTAATATTGATGATAATGTAGATACAGCCTTAACAGCTATGAACACCTCAGCAGATAAAATGAACGCTGCAATAGAATTAGCTAACGCTGAGTTTGATAAAGCAGAAACAGAAGCAGATGCAGCAGAAGCAGAATCAGATGATGCAGCAGTAGCTACAGCTTTAGGATTAATTAACACTCAAGTAGATGCAGCGGTGGCTTTAATTACTGCAGACCCAGGATTAAACACCAGATTAGCTTCAGCCAAAACTGCAGTAGATTTAGCAAACGCTGAAATAGATATAGCAAAAACAGAGGCTGCAGAGATAGCAAGTCAGACAGATAACTCTGGAACATTTAATACTGCATTATCTGCATTGAATACTGCTGTAGATAAATTTAGAGCAGATGCAGATGACCCTGCATTATTTGGAGATGAAAGCGTTTATCTGACTGGAGACGGTTTAACTAAAGTAAAAGATGCATTAGACAATGCACAAAAGATTATAGATGACGGAGGAAGCTCTCCAACAGGTTCAGCCGCTGCAGATGCAGGAAGTTATTTAGGAACAGAAGAAGATACAGAGCTTTTAAATGGTGCTTTATCTATTGCTTCTACAGAACAAAATAGAGCAAGAATACATTTAGAAGAATTTTCTACATCTGTTAATGGATTGTCAGCAGAGATAAATGGTTTTGCAACAGAAGTAAATGCAAGAGCTACATTTACAGGAGCAAAAGGACAAGCAGTACAAGCATACATATCTACTGCTCAAGGTTATTTATCAGAAGCACAAGCAGAATTATCTATTGCAAGTGGTTACAATACAGCTATCAATGCTTATTTAACAGCGGCACAAGGATATGCTAGTGAAATTCAAGCATATGTTACAACTACACAAATGTTTATAGGAACTGCAACTAACAGAATTAATGTAGGTAATGCTTACTTAGCAGAAGCAAATGCCAGAGCAAGTGAAGTAAACACTTATGCATCTGAAGTTAATTCACGATTATCACAAGTGAATGCACAGGGTGGAGTAGCTAATGCTTATCTATCTGCAGCTCAAGGATATGCAGGAGAAATATCTGCTAAGATAAATATAAGTCAAGGATATTCTAACGAAATTAATTTAAGACTATCAGTAGATACAACTGAATATAGTTGGTATCAAAGTCAGTATCAAATGATTGATGCACAATTTAAAGAAGCATTACAACTTATATCTGTTGAAAAAATAGAACAAGAACAAGAAAGAGTTGGTAGATAATGGCTGTCAATACAGAGTGGACAGAACAAAATATAGCTCCAAGCACTACTTGGACAGAAGAAAATTTACAGGCATCAACAACCTGGACAGAAAAAATTATAGCTCCACCAACAGATTGGAGAGAAGTATTAGATGAATATTACAACTGGGAAGATGCAATAGATTATTGGAATCTAGCAAACCTAAGTTGGGAGGACATTGGATAATGGCAGCAATAGAGTTTACAGGAAGAGAAATTTATAGTAGAGTAAAACAGGCAGTACCTGATGTTACTGAAAACTATGTAGTAAATTTAATTAATGAAGCATTAATAGATTTAGGACAATATAATCTTAAAACAGAATACGCAAAAACAAATTTAGTAAATAAGCAGATGTGGTATGGACTTGATGATGACAGAGATGTTACTATCAATAAAGTGTACAGATGTAGCGTTTTAAATTCAAGTGGTGAGTATATTAAGATTCCTAGATTAGTTAATCAAGAAACAAAGATAACAGATACGGAGTAATTATGGCAGCGGTTAGTAGTACATTTGTAGACCCATCAGTAAACTTTGTATGGTGGATAGAAGGAGATAAGATAGCTATTGCCACTACAGATGGAGATGGTGGAACTTCAGAGACAGCACAAGGTAGATATAAAGCACCTATAGTAGGTTCTGGTACAGACTATATTACATCAGGTATGCTTATTTCATACTATGCTGAACCTGATAAATTAGTTTCTCCAGATGGCACAAAACCTGCT